ATAAGGGAGGGGGGTATAAGCTGCGAGGACCCCCCTCTAGGGTTAATTAATAGGTTAAGTGTTTATAAGAATATTAAATTAATAAATTAATACACCTTATAAATGTTTATTCTTTTATTGCTTTTTTATAAACACCCAAAACATTTAGTTTTACTATCTCATCAATTGCTTCTTCGATGGCTAGATCTTCATCTTGATCACTAAGTTCTTCTGATGTTTTAGCTATTCTAGCCAAGTAAGCACAAGAATGATAACCCTTTTCTTCATCAAAAGAAAACCAATCATCATACTGAGTAAAAGGATCATACGGATTGTCTATTGTTGTTAACATTGATATCATTTGTATTCTCCTTTCTTAGTTTTCTAAATTAGCAATAATTGTTGTAGACACACCTAATGCATCAGCAACTTCAGATTGAGTATATCCAGCATTTAACATTTGTTTAGCTTTAGAACTCTTAGTAGTACTTAGACCAATGGTCGCTCTTGGAGTAGCAAGTTGTTTTACCTTATCTAGATCAGTATTGTTTAAGATTTGAGAAAGCTTGTTTGCACTAATGGCTCCAGCTTGTATGGCATCCCATTCTTTATTCGAGATGTTAATGTTTTCTTTCTTTGCTTGGGTTCTAGATCTAGCCTCCATAAGCGCTTGGCCTTTTATTTTCTTCAGATCTGCTGCATCCATATTAGGGTTACTGGCACGCTTTGCTGCAACTACACTATTTGCTAGAAGCTGGGCTTGTCTTTCAAGGGGGCTATTTTTTAGAGCCACGTTTAGTTTGGCATTTAATGATGATACTTCTGACTCATAGGTGGTTTTGGCAGATGGTGATTGTTTAACTCTAACATCCGTTATTATAGAATTCTTTCTTGCTTCATTTCCCAAAGCTTTTAATTTATTTGCATGTGTTGCATATACCGATTCAATCATTGTGCCTGATGATAATTTGAATGCATTATCAGCTTCGCCCAATTTAGTAGACGATGTTGTTTTTACTACAGTTTGACCTTTCTTGTTAATATATGATTCATTTGTATACTCATAAACTTTTTTGCCTGTCTCTGGATCAACTTTTTCTTTACGTATCCCAATTCTTTGTTCTGATGAAGCTTTAGATATTAACGTTGATGCTCCTCCACGTTCACTACCTTGATACTTTTTCTTTAAGGCTCCAATTCCATTATCAATAGCTGATTGTTTATAATTCAGATTATGTTTTTCTGAATCTATAACCACCATTGAGTGTCTAACTGCTCTTGCAAGTTCATCTGAATTGGCACCTTTAATAGTCATATCCGTAATAAGATTTGAAACATCGCCCATCTTCATTTGTTTAGTTCGTGGACTGATTGTTTTCATTCCTTCATATGCTGGATAAGAAACTTTTGGATCGAAATCTATAAGTCCTTTTAAAGGAGATGAAGTTTTTATTAAACCATCTGGGTTAGGTATAACTAATACTGTGTCTCCATCAAAATCTGCACCTGATAATCTTTCTGCAACTTTAGCATGAATACCAACGGCATCTTTAGCACCTTTCATTACTCGGTTAGCTTCTGGATTTTTATTATTAACAGTTAATTGTGGTATTTCAAAAATTCCTCCATGAGGATATCTTATTAAAACTACCTGTTCACCATCTCTAAAGTTAGGCGCATATATTTCTGTTTCTTTTATTTTTGTGATTGGAAGGATAACATGAGAACCTTGTCTTGGTAATCCAGCAGCTTTTAAATGAACTGATGCAGAATCACATCCTTCAGCAAAAGCTTCTAACAATCGTTTTTTCACGGAGGGGTTGGTTAGTGACATTATTTCATCAAATTCTTCTTTTCTAATATCAAATGATAAATCTAATTGTTTTTTTGCCAATGAAGGATTTTGTTTAGAAAGAACTTGAGACGATATTGTTTTGGACCATTTAGTCCAATCGCCTTCTTCATTGACAATGTTTAAAGCAGATAATTGTTTTTCTCCATTAGAATCAATATAATGTTTTTGTCTAACGGTCGCTCCAAAAGGATTGTCTGGATCATCTTTCATAGTTTTTAAAACATCTTCTTTTGGCACTGATTTAGATTTATTAGTGTTAAATAGAATATCTACTCCATTTGGAAGATCGTCGGAATACATTGCCATTCCTTTTAGATATTTATTTCCATCTATTCCTATTCGAACTTGAGCATATTTAGATGAGCCTAATGATATATCATCTATATTTCTTCTAAGTTCAATTACTCCGTCTTTATCGGAACCACCATCTTCAGAATATCTTATAGATACTCTTTTAGAATCAATGTTTTTTATTGGTTCTAAACCTAAAAAGGATCTTCCTCCATCTTCAGAATAATCAGTTACTAATTTGATTTGATCTTTGTTTTTATAAATATCACCATACGTAGTTCCTGGTTTAGCTAATGTCATAATTGTAGTCTTTTTTCCAGGAGCTCCTAATTGGTCTACTTGAACATAATGAACCGTATATCCTTCTTCTTGCAAAGAAGATATTGCTGTTTTTAATTTAGTTCTACTAACGCCCATAAATCTCTCTGTTCCTGAGCCAACATCAATGTACCCTTTTGTATCTACGCTTTCTTTTAACATCTTAGCAGTAGAATTGGTTATTTCAGATCTCTCTTGAAGAGCAGGATTTAATAATGACCTAATTGATGACTCATTTAGTGACATTTTTTTACCAATTTCTACATTAGAATATCCTTTTGCTTTTAACTTAATTGCTTCTGCTACATCTGCTTTTCTTTCTTCGGCTCTAGCTAAAGATTTTTTAGCACGAAGTTGAGAAGTACTCATGCCCATTCCTTTTGCTATTTCTACTTCACTAAGACCTTTTTTCTTAAGATCATCGACATAACCAAGAAAGCTTTTAGTCCTCTGTTCAGGAGTATCTCCAGAACCCCAAGGATATCTTCCAGATTTACGAGCAACACCATAATGAATTAATCCAACTTTCTTCATACAATTATGCCTCCATCTTCATTTTCTCGATTCTATCATTAAACACTTTGATTTTATCCATAATGTATAATATATTTTCTCTTGGTGGATCATATATTATAATTTCATCATTTTGATAAATTCTTAATTCTATCGAAATGCTATTTGGATTTATTCGATATTCTAGGCAGAACAATGCTACATATACTTCAAGTTGTTTCATTGATGTGGGGGTTTCTCCCGATTTGTAATCGTGTATTCTCAAAAAATTATTCTTAAATATTATTGCATCGGCAGTTCCGAAACAATTATCGGAGTAATACAAAACTATTTCCGTTTTCATTTTAAATCCAATTGCATCGTTTATATATAAATTTAAAGTAGTTTTAGATTTAGACATTTTTATTCCAAGTTTTATAGCTTCTTCTGCAAAAGCATGGAGTCTTGTGCCCATCTGTTTAGCTTGAAATTTTAGAAATGTTTTTTCTATTTTTTCTTCATCATAATTAATCCAATGATAATTACTAGCACTTAGAAAGGCGTGTTGTCCTTCTAGGTTGTAATGATTGTTGAAGTTCACGAAGTACCTCCTCTTTAATCTCGGGATAGATGACACTTGCATACGACATTTTGTCAAGTATCTCAAGATAGTATTCTTGATTTGGTTGGAATAGCGCATTTTTATTTTTTTTGCATTCTAAAGCAGCCCATTTATTTTTATACAAAATTAATAAGTCAGGAAAGCCTTGAATATATGTTGGATCATTTTTTAAAATAACACAACCTTCAAAAATTACTTTTAACTCATTTATTAAATTTGCTTGGAATGCACTTTCTAACATAAAATAATCCTTTCTATGCAAAAATTAGAAGGTGCGCGCATCCTCTTCTATTATAGCATGTGTTTTTCGCGCGAGGGCTAAAAAGTAACATCTTTTGGCAAGTTAAAGTTTTTCTTTTGTTTTAGTGATTTAGATATTGCAGAGTCAATGAATGATTTAGAAGTTAAGTGATAATAATATAGTCGTATAAACTTTGTATTTAATCTATCTATTCTTCCAGCAGATTGAATAACTATTTTATATGAATAATTTTGAGAATAGAATAATGTAGCATCTGTTTCTATACAGTTCCATCCTTCTGCTCCTGCTGTATATTGAACCAGATATATCCAATTATTAGTATTCGGTATTTCTTGATGTTTATGGCCATTCCATTCTGCAACAGTAGTTACTGATTTTAATTTTCTTAATATTTCTAACTCATAATCAAAGTTATAAAACACTATCAATTTATTATGTTTTATAAAGACATCCTTAACTGCCTCTAATCTTGAAGGGTGGCTGTTAACGACCTTTCGCATTAAATAATATAATTCTCCAATTGCCTTTACTGGTTTATTTTCAAATACATTCCAACGTTTCTCTTTTACTTTATTAAACAGTTCCTCATCAAAATCTACAAAAATATGTTTATCAAAACTAAGTGTTGGTTTATCATAGTGCATTTTTAATGTTATTTGATTTTTCTGTTTTACTAATTTTGAAACTACAATATACTTTTCTATTTTCGGATACTTAGAAAATCTATTATATACTGCATGTATTCTAAGAAACTCTGTTCTATTCTTATAGAAATTATTAGCTATGAATACTGGTATATAATCAGACCAAGTATCCCCTGGAGTAGCACTTAATAGAATCCATTTATTTAATTTAGTTATGCTTAAGAATGACTTAACCCATTTACCAGAACCAACGAGACGCTGTTCATCAAATATAAAAAACGCATTTTTAACTTTAGTATATTTTGATATATTATTCCATGAATCAATAGTTACTTTTACTCCACTGACGCTCAAAGATGGATCCTTAAATATCATAAACGGAGCACATTCTTTTTCCCAATCTAAACCATCTCTTTTTTTAGCTGTTGTTATAATGTATAGATCTTTGGGATCAATCATAGGAGATGTATCGCCTTTACCATTAATCTTTATTCTTCCATTACATATTTTTAAGTAATAATATGCTATAGCAGTTCTGGATTTACCAGAGCCAACTCCACCATCTAAGATGAAGCCGGGCTCTAATTTATCCACTGCTAATTGTTGATGCTCATACAATTCAACAGACATTTGAGTCTCCTATATGATACAATTATCCCCAATACAACTAGCCGCACTTTCTGGAACGTCATGATATTTATCCGCAAACTCATCCTCGACAATTGTTACGTACATTGTTTTAAGATATGCTTTTGTTCCGGTTTTACCGTTTACTTCCCAATTGTATGGGCGAACGACTAAATCAACATTTTTTATTTCGGCCCAATCAAGATTGTTTATTGATGTCGCGTCTAATAATGTCTGTCCTCTTTTTGTTACAAGCATAACTTTTGGAGGTATATTATCATAACTTACTGCGACCTTAATAATTGGTTGTTCCTCATCTTCTTCTGATCTAGCAGAAAGCCATTTTACACTCCATCCATCATTTTCTAAAATAAGGGCCAACTCTTTTTCTAAAAATATACTAAAGTTTCTATTGCCCTCTGGGTTAAATTTTCCAGCTAGTCCACTAAAATTTCTAAAACCTATTTTTGCATTTTCAATACTAATGTTTGAATTTATCATTACTATTACTCCTTTCAAAATGGGACAATATCGTGTCCTAGTTTACAATCTTTTTCTGAGTCTGGAACGTAATATTTACATAATTTACATATGTCCATATCTCCAACTCCAGTTCCATCTTTCATACATGGTAATAATTCTTCATTTGATAAAAACCATTCAAGATCCCCAAACTTAGAAATTTGAGCTATGGCCGCATCTACCATTTTCGTATAATATTGTTTATCAATTGAATCTTGTTTATTTAATGTTAAAACCATTTCTGATTCCAACCATCTAAAACCTTTTGTTCCTGTTAATGCATGATATTTACCATCTTTTTCTCTTAATAGAATTCCACCACCATGACCAGGTTTTATAGGCGTAAAGCTTCCGACTTTTCCTATAAAGTGAAGATCATTCTCAGATAAACCTTCATTTTCATTCATGTCAATATAAATCTTTGATGTTACAGATTTAGTTTCACACATATCGCTAAATTCTATTGACTCATGACTAAATAATGTCTTAAACACATATGGCTGTGCAAACTGACTTCCTGTAGCAGTCCAATC